ATATATTTATTATTTGTAATTTAAATAAAATATTATATAAAAATATCAATTATTATATTATAAATAATTAAAGATGGATAATATTGAAAATTCTATATTAAACAATAATATAAATGATACTAATTATAAAAAAAAATCTTTTATTAAATTAAAAAATCTTAAATTTAAACAAGAACGTTTAGATATATTAAAAAAAATTTATGACATTATTGAAATTAATAATAATAATAAAATATTTTTTTCACATGAATTAGATAATGATGATAAAAAACAAAAAGATATTGAAGCATTAATTGAAGATATTAAAAAATATTTTAAAACATCTTCTTGGATTTGTTTTAATAAAAATAGACATGTTGATAGATTATATATTTCTTTAATAAAATATATATTGAAAGATATGATGATAGATTTTACTTCAATGTCATGTAAAATGAAAGTAAAAAATGTAATATTAAATACAACTCAATATACAATAAATACACCAATTGATATATGAAAACACTACTTTAAATTTATTTAACAACTATCTTTTTATTAAAATTCCATCTAAGTAGTAATTATACTAATTAAATCTCTGTTAAGAGATAAAATTATGTGGACAATACTCTTACTAAATTTCCTTATTAAATATTTAATCATATTATTATATATCATTAAATATTTAATCATATTATTATATATGATTAAATAATTCTTCACTTATTTTTTATAACAAAATTATATGAATCTCTACACATATCTTCTAAATTATATTGAACTTTCCAATTTAATTATTTATTTGCTTTATCTGTAGATGCATAGATATATGATATATCTCCTTCTCTTCTATCCACCATTTTATATTATAATTATTTATTCATTATTTCTGAATATTTATTTACTATATCTAATACACTATATCCATTACCACTACCTAAATTATATATCTTATATCTATTTCCATCCTTATTCTATAATTTTTTAAATGCCGCTATATGACCTCTTGCTAAATCTATAACATGAATATAATCTCTAACTCCTGTTCCATCATGAGTATCATAATCATTACCAAAAATACTTAAATAATCTCTTTATCCTCTAACAACTTATTCAATAATAGGAAATAAATTATTAGGATATAATGGTTAATCTCCTATTAAATAACTTTAATGACAACCACATGGATTAAAATATCTTAATGATATAAAATTCCATTCTTATTTACTATTTGCAATATCTCTTAACATATATTCTATACACACTTTTGTTGATCCATATGGATTATTTGGTTACATTGGTAAATCTTCTATAGCTTATTTTGTTTAACCATATACTGTTGCTGATGATGAAAATATTAAATTTCTACAATCATATTTATCCATAATTTTCATTAAATTTAATGTTCCTATTATATTATTATCATAATATAAAATTGGTTTAATAACTGATTCACCAACAGCTTTTAATGATGCAAAATGAATAATATTAGTTATTTTTTTATTTTATTTAATATAGTTATCAAATATATTATCTAATTATTATAAATCTAATAAATCACATTAAATAAATTCAAATTATTATTCATCTAAATTAGGATTATCTAATTTAACAACTTAATTAATTTTATTAATCATATTGATATTAGAATTAGATAAATTATCAATAACTAATATATTATATTATTTTAATAAATTATCATTATTTAGATAAGTAATTAATTCAACAAGAGTGTGAGATCCAATATAACCAATACCACCAGTTAATAAAATTGTTTACATTATAATATTTCAATATTATAATAAATTAATATTTATATTGATTTAATAATCTAATATATTTTTCATCATTCAAATATTCTTCTATAATTTCTATATTATCTCATATATTATACTTATTCATCATATATTTAATTATTATCATATACTACTACTTATAATTTATTCATTTAATATATCCATTAAATATCTGTTAATTTATTATTAGATATATCTAATAATCTTACATTACAACATATATCTTTTATTTATTTAATCTAATTATTCTAACACTTAAATATTTATAAATTTATTGAGTTTTATAAATCTTCTAATATATTTATCTTATTATTACTACAATCTAAATATATTAAATTATTATTTTAAATACCTCTAATCTATTCTATTTAATTATTTTAACATTATATTATTCTAATCATATTTAATCCAATTAAATGATCTAAATTATTTATTTAATTCTCCTAACAATATAATTCTTCTAATAAATTACATTATTATAAACCATCTAATTATTTTATCTAATTTTTTGATATATCTAATTTTTTTAATTATTTTAATTCTCTTAATTATATTATATTATCTATTTAACAAAATCTCATTCTTAATATATATATCTTTTAACAATATTATATTTCATCTATATTATCTATTTTATTACCAGAACAATCTAATTATAATAAATTTATACAATATTATATTCCATCTAATGATTATAATTATGTTTATTTACATAATAATTATTCTATTTTATCCATATCTCTTAAAAATAATAATTATTTAATATTACTATAATTACAATCTAATATTGACATTTTATTATTTATTTATGATTATATACTATTATAATAAAATAATTTTCTCAAATAATCAAATTATCAATTTTTTTAATAATTCATCATAATTGTCATCATTTGAAAATTTAATACATTGTAATAATTATTCTCTTAATAATTGATTATTATTATCTCTATTATTGATTTTATTTAAATTTATATATAATTATAAATATTTAATCTTACTTATAATTATTATACATCTCTCTAATTATTTATTATTAATATTATTTGGAAAATATTATTTTATATCATTATATTCATCTTATTATTATATTTATTCAAAAAATTAATTATCTGGTTTATGAATTCTAACATTACTTATTAAACAAAAATATTCTATAATATCTAATAAATCATTCATTCTATCTAATTTAAAATTAGGATATTATTATATTCTTTCTTCATCTAATAATGAATTAGGATAATCAATATTAGTAATATTACCATAATCTATTATATACCATTTATATCCATCGTTTAATTTCTAATACATAATATTTTCTATACTAATATCTGTATGATTATAATTTTTTTTTCTATAAATATTTATTGATTCTATAATTTATATTAAAAAATCTAATAATAATTTTTCATTTGATCTTAGTTATAAACTTATTTATTTAAATGTACCATCTAAATAAGGTTTATATAATAAAATATAACAATCTTTTTAATTATTTTTTCTTATAAATCTCTATTTTCTTAATTCATTTTTAATATTATTACTATTTATAGGATGTTTATAATCATAATTTTAAATTATATCATATAAAATTAAAGTCATAAATTTATCAGGATATTTTTAACATATTTTTTAATCAAAATCTATTTATCTATAATATTCAGATGTTAAAATTTATGATTTATCATATTCATCTTATTTTTCTAATTTTAAAACAAGATTATTATTATTTTAATCTTAAATTAAATAACAACTACCATTTAATCCACTATTTAATTCTTTAATTAAATAGAGATTATATAATGTTAATAAATCTTATATATTATTATTATTGATCATTGTTTATTAAAATTAAATAAAATGGTTTATATAATTAAATAATTTTAACAATTTTTTTTAATTATTTTATTAAAAAACCATCTAAGTAGTAATTATACTTATTTAATCTCTGATAAGAGATTCAATTATGTGGACAATACTCTTAACAAAATTCTTATAAAATTTCTTTCATTAAATATCAAATAATAAAATTTTAATATAATTAATTATCAATAACGACATATAATTACACCATTTTTTTAGTGAAAATATAATTAGAATATCTTAAATTAAAACGTAAATAATATTTAATAATATAATATAATATTATTAGATATTAAAAATGAATAAATCAATAAATTTCTATATAACAAAATATTATGAAGAACCATTTAATATCATAATTAATCGTTATAAATTAAATAAAAATATATTTCAAAATGAGATCATAGATATAAATATATATCATAATTTTGATATTAATATATTAAATAAATATGATATAATAATAAAAATGAAAACAAATTATAGTAATGAAGTAAAGAAATTAATGTTATCATATAAAACATTTATAAATACATTTATAAATTATCATCTATTACAATATAAAAATATATTAGTTAATAAAATAAATTTATATCCATATTCATATTATTTAAAAAAAAGTAATATAAATGAAATTGAAAAAGTGATAAATATTTATAATAATAAATATAATAATGATGAGATAGATAAAGATTTTGGAAAAGATTATTGGATTGTAAAAGATAATGATAATAATAGAGGTATAAATATGAATATATATAAAACAGATGAATTATTAAAAATAAAAAGAGATAATATAATAATACAAAAATATTTAGAGAAAACATATCAAATAAAAAATAAAAAAGTAGATATAAGAGTTCATTTGATAATATTACCAATAATAGAATATAAAGATAATAATTATCAAATAAAATATAAAAATAATAAAATAAAATTACATTATTATCTTCATAATTATATATTATGTAAATATAGTTATAATGATTTTAATTTGGATGATAAAAATCTAAAAACTCATTTAACAAATCAATATATACAAGGTTATGATAATACAAATAATTTTTTATTAAAAGATCAAATAATATTAAAAAAAATAAAAAAGAAATTAAAAGAATTTATAAAACAGAAAAATATAGAAGAAATAATATATAATTGTATAGATAATTATCCATATTTTTATCAAATAATAGGTATTGATTTAATTATATCACATACAAATCATAATATATATATTATAGATATAAATACAAATGTTGGTTTAAGTTATGATACAATATATAAAAGTTATTTAATGATATTATGTTTACAAAGAGTAATAAGAATAATATATAAATTAAAATATAATAAAAAATATAAAATTAATAAAAATTTAATATCTTATTTAGAAAAAATATAATAAATATAATTATATAATGTATGAATTAAATATACATATCTCTCCTAGTTATAAACCTATTATACATAATATTGATTTTAATTTCATTATTAAAGATAATAATAAAATTAATATTATTGAACATGATAATTATGATAATAAAGATAAATTAGATTTAAATATTCGTCATTCATGTATTTATTCATATTTATATATAGATAGTTTTTATAATAATAAAGTATTTATAAATACATTTCGTGATAAACATTTAATATCTCATATATATGAATATTCTGATGATTTAACTATATTTCCATATATATTTACTAATAATCATTATAGTAAATTTTATATTCAACAACATTTAGATCAATATAATAAATTATATAATAATAATAAAATATCAAAATCATTTGGTAATAAATATTGGTTAGTTAAAAGTCAAGATACTTTCAATTTTATAGATATTTTATTATTAACAGATACTGAATTACTAAATTATAATAATAAAAATATCTTTATACAAAAATATTTAGAATATCCATTAATTAATAATAATAAAAAAAATACTATTAAAGCTCATATCATGATTTTTCCTAAAATTATTAACATTAATGATTATTATCATATTAAATATAATGATATTAATATTGATTATAAAATTTATTTACATAAATATATTATGATTACTAATACTATTAATGATTATATATATAATGATACATCTATGAAAAATATTAATACTATGCAAGTTATACAAGGTTTTGATTCAAATAATCATAAATTATTAGAAGATACACATATAAAAAATTTAATAATAAAAAATTTAAAAAAATTAAAAAAAAATAAAAATTTTGATAAAATAATAAAAAAATCAATATATGGTTATCCTTATTTTGGTCAAATTATTTCTATTGATTTTGAAATTGATAATGATAAAAAAAATATTTATATAGATAGAATAACAGGTAATATGGGTTTAGAATATGATGAATTTAAAAAATCTAATATTTTTTTATCATTTTATCAAAAATTAATTAAATCAGTATTCAAGATTAAATATAATAAATTAATAAAATATAAAAATAAATATACAAATGAACTAATTTTAATATAAATATAATCTTATATAAATTTATAAAATGATAATAAAATTATATATATCAAATAATAATTTTTTATATTTTTATAAAAATTTTATAATTAATTTATTCACATTATTAAACATTCAATATGATTTTGTTGATAATTATGATATTGATGTTGATTTTATTATTTCATCTAAGAATGATATATATTTAACTAATAAAATATTATATAATAAATTAATAAAAAATATAACTATAATGAATAATATTGAAAATAATTTTCAATTAATGAATAAAGATCTATTAATTAATACTGATTTTTCACCTTATACTTTTATAATAGATTTTAATCATTTATCTTATGATAAGAATCTTATGAAAAAATATATTAATTTATATAAATATAATAAATTTTTTGGAGATAAATATTGGATTCTTAAAAACACTAGATCTGGTCGTGGAATTGGTACTGTTTTTGTCACTACTGATGAATTATATAATTTAAATACAAATCAAAGATTTATAGATGAATTATCAAATTTTAAATATGATAAAAATTCATATATTATACAAAAATATCTAGAAAAACCTATTATATATGATAATAAAAAATATGATATTCGAGTTCATATTCTTCTTTTAACTAAATTCCATAATAATAAAATTATTTATAAATTTTATTTATATAATGATCTTATTGTTCGATTAACTTCTATTAATTTTGATCTTAATAATACTGATAAAAGATCACATTTAACAAATATGGCAGTACAAAATCAATTAAATACATTTAAATTACATGATTTTGTAGATAATGAAATATATGATAAAATTTATAATAATATATATAAACAAGTAAAAGAGTTTTTATCATCAACAAAATTTACTTCAATATTAAATAAAATTAATAAATATCCTTATTGTTATGATATTTTTGGTTTAGATATATTATTAGATGAGGATTATAATACATATTTAATAGATTATAATACAATGCCAAGTTTAAAATCAAATATATTTTTAAGTGATGTATTATTTCCATTTGAGAATAATTATAGAAATATAGATAATATGAATATGATAGAATGTATATTATTTAAAATTATTAAAATATATAATAAATATAAAAATTTTATAACAAAAAATAATATTGATAGATATAATAAATATAAAAAAATTTATAATTTTAAAAAATATTTTAAATTTGTTACTAAATTTAATAATAATGTTTAATTTAATTGATTTTGATTATAATAAAATTAATAATAATATAGATAAATTAAAAGATTTACCACAAGATATTTATGATAAAATTATTATTAATAACAATTTTAATGGTCTTTCTAATAATTCTAATTTTAATAAAATTGTAAATAATATAAAATGTGATAAATTAGAAGATATTATTAAATCTGGTTGTATTAATAAAAAAAGTTTATATGAATTAGGTGACAAAATTATACAAAATGGTTTTAATTGTATTAAATTAAATAAAGGATTAAAATTATATAGATTTCATACTGGTTTTCTTACTAATGATAAAATTAATCAATTATTATATGATAGACATACTTGTTGTTATCTTTTATATTCTAAATATTTAGCTTATTCATATGCTAGATTATGTTTTGGTGGTATTACATGTTATGAATTATCTAATGATATAATTTTATTAGATCTCTTTAATTATGATAATATTAAAATTATTATTAATCTTTTTTATAAATATACTGAAGTTAATACTAATCTTCATTATCTTTCTAATTTATCCAATATTACTGAATTTTTTAAATATATGACTGGTTTTGATGTTACATTAAATGAACAAATTATTTATTTTAATAAATTATATAATAATAGATCTCATATTTTTATTTATGATAAAATTACTTCTAATAATTATAATAATATATATAAAAATATTTATTATGAAACTAAATTAAATATATATAATATAAGACGAGATGATACTCCTTATATGTTTAGATATTTAAATTATATTTTTTTAATAGTTTTAAATAATTATATAAAAATAGATGGTATAATATTAAAACAAGTATTTTCACAATTATCAGATAATGGTTTATATGATCATGAACAAATTTTTATGAAACCAGAATCACAATTAAAAAATTTAATATATAATCATAAAAATAAATTAAATTGGACTAATTGGAATATTACTGATTTTAATATTAATAAATATATTAATATTATGATACAAATTCATTATGTTGATAAATCTAATGGATCTTTATCTAATAATAATGATTTTAAATTATTACTTGATTATTATAAATATCCATTAAATTATATTAATATTAAAAATAATATTACTCAATTATATTCTTCTAATAAAAAATATTTTTTATCATATAATATTGATAATTTATTTTATTTAAATGGATTAGATAGATATGATAATGTTATTAATAAAATTATTAAATTAATTAGAAAAATTAATAAATTTACTAATAATAATTTAGATTATATTTATCTGTTAAATACTAATACTTTTTTCAAATATTATTTTGAAGTTATTAAATTAAGATTATATAAGATTAATTATCATTTTATATATCATATTAATAATAATAATTTGTTAATATGTAAATATAATTCTAATGTTAAAATGGATTATATTAATATTTTTAATGATTTTGATAAAACTATTATTGATTATTTTAATTATCCATATTATGATATATATTATCATATTAAAAATAGAATTAATTATAAAAATGATTTATTTTTGTTAGATTATTTAGATAAAAAAATATTATTTTATAATTTTATTTATCCTATTAGTTATCATAATATTAAATTAAATGATAAAGCTATTCAATTTATTTATGATTTTAATAATAATATGATAACTAAAGAAATAGATCAATTAAATAAATATAATCCTGATATAATTATATGTAATTTGAAAACTGATAAATTTGATAAATATGGATACAAATTAGGTAAATCTATTAATAATATTGATAATCATATTAATGTCTATTCTAAATATGATATTAATGATAATTATTATATTGAATATAGTAATTTATTTCAACATCTACCATTATTATCATCTTTATAAAATATATTATAATTCAATTATATGATAATTAAGATTTGAGATATAATTCTATAAAAATATTATTAAATAATGATATAGTATGATTAAATTATTTTATTGAAATTATTAGATAAATGAATACTAATTATCTCAGGCGCTAATCTAATATAATGATAAAATTTTATATAATAATCATTATTATATGAAATCAGCGCCTGAAGTTATATAATTATATTATTTTATAGTATAAAATAATGAATTAAATTTATATAAAATATATTAGTTATATAGTTTATATAGAATGAAGAGTATATTATATACTAAAACTTATTTAAAACCTATATATAATAATAAAGTTATAAATCATGGCACTGAGGATATTAAATCTTTTAATTTAGATGAAATTACTAAAATCATAAATTCTGGTGAAAATTGTATATTATATTATTTAGATTTTAAACATTTTAATAATAGATTACTTGATCAACAAAATATTATATATAGTAATTTTAAATCTAATACATGTAAATTATATATTAATGATAATTGGACTACTAGTTTATTAAATGATGTTATTCCTAATTTAATTAAAAAAAGTATTGATGATATTAGATTTTTTTGTGAAGAATATTCTACATATATAAATAATCAAGATAAAAAAATTTTATTAGATAAATATTTAGATGATTTAATATTTTTTTATGATTATAAAGATAATATAGATAAATTTGTATTAGATCAAGATAAAGATATGATTAAATTAGAAATGAAAAAATTAAAAAAAATACATTATGACACTAAAGATCAAATACTTATGATGTTCTATAATAGAAAATTTCATCCTAAACATAAATATAAATTTGATGAAAATACTAATAGAATGGTTATTGTTCATGAATGATTTATTTATTTATTATAACTTCTTATATATGACTATTATAATAAATATCATTTTATATTTTTATTTTAAAGATGTTAAGATTGTAAATTTATAAAAAATATTTTTATCATCTAAAAGATTTTTCATAAAAATAAATCCTATAAAAAATGGCATTTTTTAGTGCAGTTGTTTATTATTTTTGATTCTCTCTCCATGATATTTTATGATTGCTATAAAATATAATTTATTATTTTTATTTATATTACTATTTATAATCTTAATATTTTTTTATATTATATACAATCTTAATGCCATAAATTATTTTTTAATAATAAAAAATAATATAGTTGAAATATAAACTATTTATTAAATATTGCTATAAAATAATTTTTTTTCTAAATAAATAAAAATAATGCCATAAAATAAAATATATAGATATAATATATAAAAATGAAATATAAATGCTATAAATGTAATAGAGAATTTAATAAAAAATATAATTATGAATGTCATATAAATAAAAAAAAAGATTGTTTAAATGATGAAAATTGTATTATACAAAATAATAAAAAAATATATAAATGTCCAGATTGTAACAAGATATATGATAAAAAAACAGATTTATTAAGACATTTTTTAAAGAAAAATAGATGTACAAATAAATTAAATAATTTTGAAGATGATAATGATAATTATAATAAAAATATTAATATTATAGATGTAAATAAAGATATTAATAATATAGATGTAAATGATAATGAAGATATTAATAATATAGATATAAATAAAAATATTAATATTATAGATGTAAATGATAATAAAGATATTAATAATATAGATGTAAATAAAGATATTAATAATATAGATGTAAATGATAATGAAGATATTATAGATGTAAATAAAGATATTAATAATATAGATGTAAATAATGAAGATAATAATAAAAATAATAAAGATAATAATGATAATAATATTGATAATAAAAATAATAAAGATAATAATGGAAATAATATTAATGAATTAAATAAAAAAATAATATATTTAAATGAAAAATTAGAAAAAAAAGATGAAGAATACAATATGATTTTCAAAAAAATGATTTTATTTGAAGAAAAAATTAATATATTATATGATATAATAGATAATAAAATAAATAAAACTAATAATAATAATAATAGTAATAATAATAGTAATAATAATAATAATTATAATTATAATAGTAATAACACAACTAATAATATAAACAATAATAATAATATAATGTATGTTACATTTGGTAAAGAAGATATTAATGCATTAAATATAGAAGAAAAACGTCAAATATTAAATTCTGGTGAAAGTTGTTTATTAGTTAATATTGAGAAAAAACATTTTAATGATAGATTACCACAACAAAAAAATATTATATTTAATAGTTATAAAAGTAATAAATGTAAAGTATTTGAAAATAATGATTTTGCACTTAGAAATACAGATGATGTTTTTACTGATTTATTATCTAATAGTCAAGATGATGTACAAGAATTATGTACAAATCATAGTGAATTATTTCAATCAGAAAATATGAAAAATAGAGTTACTGAATATCTTGAAAAAATGGCTTTATTTTTATCATATGAAGATAATATTGATAAATATCCTAAATATTTAAATGATAAAATGAAAGAAAAAGAAATAAAATCTACAAGAGATAAATATAATAAAAATAGAGATTATCTTAGAAATTTATTATATAATAAAAAACTAAAATTATAAATTTTATTCTATTCACGTATACCATTATATAAATAATCATATATTGTATTTCTTATTAGATCATTTGCCGCAGGCACCTTCGGTGATAAACATTTTATTAATTTCTCTAATTTACTCACTTTTATATCCACTTGAATTATATATATTTTTAAATTCATATATATTTCATTCTCTTCTATTGTTTTTTTATATTTATATATGAATTGTTTATAAATATTACAATCTATATTCTCATATAAGATATAACTCTCTAAATATTCTAATATTAAATTCATTATCATTATATCATAATATTTATTATATACTATATATCTTATAAATGGATCATATCTTATATCATCAAATATATAATATAATTCATCCGTCCATTCAAATATATCATTCTCATTTAAATATCTAAATATATATTTACTACCTTTAAAATATCTATGATTTAATGATCTTCTTAATATATCCATATTTATTAATTTATTTTTTGTTATCTCATTTATATATACAAATATCTTATAATCTCCTAATCTCATTATTATATATTCTATCATATCATTTGGTATTTCTTTTGTTTTATCATATATAAATTTTACTAATTCTAAATTATTTCTATTAATAGCTTCATATATACATCTTTCATTTAAATATAATCCACAATTTAATAATTTTTTTAAAACATCTAATCTTTCATATCTAATAGCATATATAGTAGCTTGATTATCAATAACTATATTAAAATGTATTAAATCATCTATTTTATCTATTTCATTATAATATATTATATCTAATATTTCATAATTAAATTTCTTTAATATAAGATTCCATAATTCTGGATAATATATTGACCAATTTTTATAATCTTTATGTAACTCTTTATCTCTTATAAATAATAATATATTAGTCCATAATTCTTTATCTTTACATAATTCTCTCATATTGTATTTCTTTATCACTAAATTCATCTGTTTTAATATATTATAGATATATTCATCTTGTATATATTTTATTAATATATTAATGATCTTAAATTCTTCTTTAACTGTTATTAATAATAAAAATTCATCTATATCTATATCTAAATTATTAAATAATATTTCTATTTTATTATAATTTTCACTTATCATTAAATATTTAATTATATCATATTTATCTATTACTTCATCTATATTATAATCTATTAACTCTTTATTTAAAATAATAATAGTTTTAAATCTAATATTATTAATAGTTTTAATATAATCAATAAAAGTATCTTTCTTCATTATTTTATTTAAATATTTTATATATCTTATACATAATTCTTCATTATCTATTATTTCATTTACTACTTTTTTTAATGTTAATATTATATCATTAATATTATAAAAATATAATTTAAATGAATAAAAACAATCTTTTGTAATAGATGAGATAAGAATATCATCATAATTAGTATTAATATTATTTTTATATATTAAATTAATAATATATTGATTATTATATTCAATCGCAGTATAGATAATATCTTTATTAATTTGACATTTATAATCATATAATAATGATAATAGTTCAAAATTATTATTATAAGAACAATAAACAGATAATTCATCAGTTAAATCAAAATCAATATTTGATTCTAAAATAAATTTAGTTATATCATAATTATCACATAATACAGCCATATATAAATCATTTTTATTAAATTTATAATTTACTATATTATCATAAATATATACTAAAACATCTAATTTATCATATTTAATTAAACTAATTTTAATAGAATCAAATAATTCTATACTTAATTTTATTATATATGTTAAATAATCTAAATGTTTACTATTATTTCTTATATTTTTACATATATAATTTATTAATTTAATATCATAATCATAATTATTATTAAATTTAATTGTGTTATTATTATATATTATCTCTTCATATTTATTATCTTGATATAATAATCTATATTTATCTATAATAAAATCTATCAAATCAATTTTTTCATCAATAATAGATGCTATAAATATATCTGATAAAAATATATCATTATAATTCATATATAAATTATCTATTGTTTCATAACTATTATAAAAATAATCTATTAGATCATATTGTAGATTTAATATTTTATTATATATATTTTCATTATAATTTATATATTTCATTATATCTTCATTAAATTCAAATTTATTATCTTTACATATTTTTATAAATTTATAATTATATCTAAATGATAGATTAATTATTGCAAATGATGATAATAGATTTTTATTATATAAATATAATATTTTGTCATAATGATTATTTTTTATTAAATATGATATTATATCAAATATATTTAAATCTAACATTACAAATAATAATATTAATTTTTCATCTAAATTTTTTTTAACATAATTATATATATTATTAATAAAATTTATTAAATTATTAATAATATCTTGATCATAATATTTTATTATATCTTTATAATTATAAATAATATTATGTAAATCATCATAAATATCTCTTATATGATATTCTATATAATAATCCCAAGAAAATTCTATTTGTTTTAAATATTCTATTAATTCAATATAAGTCATTTTCATATATATC